AAGCACGACTTACTTCGCGCCTGCTACGACCGGAACGCTCATTCTCGCCGGCAACGGCAGCGGCGGCTTTTCGACTGTCACGGTCGGATCTGGTCTGACCTACAACGCAGGCACGCTCGAAAGCACGGCAGGCGGTGGCAGCGTGACCAGCGTTGCTCTGACCGCAGGCACGGGCATCTCGATCAGCGGTGGACCGATTACGACCAGCGGCACGATTGAGGTGACCAACACGGCACCGGATCAGGTGGTTGCTCTGACTCAAGGCGGCACGACGACGATCACCGGAACCTATCCGAATTTCACAATCTCCTCGGCTGACCAGTTCACGGGTACGGTGACTAGCGTCACTGCGCAAGGCAGCGCTGACATCTCGGTCACTGGTGGACCGATCACGACCAGCGGCACGCTGTACTTCTCACTCAGCGACACGAGCGTAACTGCTGGAAGCTATGGCACGGCTGGCAGCGTCGCATCCTTCACGGTAGACGCAAAGGGGCGTTTAACCGCTGCTGCAAACGTCCCGATCGCAATCACGGCTGGTCAAGTAACGGGCGGATTCGTTACCTCAATTTTTGGCGAACAAGGAGTCGTCACGTCGCTGGATTACGTCGATTTTGATACCGCTGCCACGGTCACGCCAACTCCTGGGCGCATCTACTGGAACGACTCGGACGGCGCTGGCACGATGTCCATCGCGCTGAAGGGCGGCAACGTTCAGATCAACGTCGGGCAAACTGATTATTACCGAGTAAAAGCGACGACGGCAATCACGGCTGGCAATGTCATCGCTTTCGACGGAGTGGTCGGAGTAAGCGGTCAGATCGAAGGACGACCCGCGACGGGACTTCAGCCGAGTCAAGGCAACTACATCCTCGGTGTTGCTGCGGAAACTGGCACCACTAATGACTGGATTTCAGTCATCGCGTTTGGTTTTGTTCGCGGGATCAATACGACGGGAGGCGGCGAAAGCTGGGTCGCTGGAGACGTGCTGTATTTCAACCCAGCGGTTGCCGGCGGGCTGACGAAGACGATCCCGACAGCGCCTAATCCTCGCGTTGAGGTTGCAGCAGTTGTCGTGGCAGACGCCGTAAACGGCGAACTGCTTGTTCGTGTGAATAGCGGCTCCTCGCTGGGTGAGACGGATAGCAACGTTCAAATCACAAGCCTAACGGGCAACGACTTTCTTGTTTACGACGCTGGCGACTCGCGCTGGGAAAACTACGCGCCATCGGCAGCGCGAACGGCGCTTGGACTAGGCTCGGCAGCGCTGGAGGCGACGAGCTACTTCGCACCGGCTACGAGTGGCACGGCGATTCTAGCTGGCAACGGCTCAGGCGGTTTCTCGCCGGTCACGGTCGGTACTGGTTTGTCCTACGTCGGCGGCACCTTGTCTGCGCTGGATGCAGGCGGCACAGTGACCAGCGTCACGGCTCAAGGATCGGCTGACATCTCGGTGACGGGCGGACCGATTACGACCAGCGGCACGCTGTATTTCGCGCTGTCTGATACGACGGTTGCGGCTGGCACTTACGGCAGCGCGACTCAGGTCGGGCAGTTCAACGTCGATGCGAAGGGTCGCCTCACGACTGCGGCAAGCATCACGATTGCCATCGCTGCGAGTGAGGTCAGCGGACTAGCAACCGTCGCAACTTCTGGCACCTATGCTGACCTGACCGGAAAGCCTTCACTCGGCACGATCTCCTCGCAGGACAGCAGCAATGTTTCGATCACGGGCGGATCGATCAACGGGACTTCGGTCGGCGCAACGACTGCCAGCACAGGCGCGTTCACTAGTATAACCGCGACCGGCGATGTTGGCTTTGACGGCGGCACGTTTACGTTTAACGAGGCAGGAGCCGACAAGGACTTCCGCTTCGAGGGCGATACGCAGACGCATCTTCTGTTCGGTGACGCCTCAGTCGATCGCATCGGCATTGCTCTGACTGCGCCTGCCGCACGCCTGGACATCTCCGGCAACTACGCGCAGAACATAGTTGCCGTTCCGTCGCTAGACGTAGACTGTGCGAATGGAAACTACTTCACGAAGACGATTGCGGCAGACTCGACTTTTACCTTCAGCAACGCACCAGCGACCAGAGCATTCGCGTTTACATTGGAACTTACTCACACATCCGGCGCGGTGACTTGGCCTGCTGCGGTCAAGTGGCCTGCCAACACGGCACCAACCTTGACGGCTGGCAAGACTCACATCTTCATTTTCGTGACCGATGATGCCGGCACAACTTGGCGCGGCGCTGCGTTGGTAGACTACGTCAACTAATCATGGAGCCAACTAGTCAACGACTGATGATGGGGGCGGGTGGTGCGGCTGATGAACCCGAGTATGAACTTTACACCTTTGGCCGCAACCAATTCGGCCAACTCGGCCTAGGAGACATTACCAGCCGTTCATCTCCCGTCCAAGTTGGAGCGCTAACGACATGGCTAAACGTCGCAGCGGGATTCTACCACAACGCATCGATCAAGACTGATGGAACGCTGTGGACTTGGGGCCGCAACACCAACGGCCAACTCGGCCTAGGAGACATTACCAGCCGTTCATCTCCCGTTCAAGTCGGAGCGTTGACAACGTGGTCAAGCGTCTCAGCGGGAAACGCCCACACCGCAGCCATCAAAACCGACGGAACACTCTGGACCTTTGGCACTAACGGCTTCGGCCAACTCGGCCTAGGAAACACTACCGACCATTCATCTCCCGTTCAAGTCGGAGCGTTGACAACGTGGTCAAGCGTCGCAGCGGGAAACGTTCACACCGCAGCCATCAAAACCGACGGAACGCTGTGGACTTGGGGCCGCAACACCAACGGCCAACTCGGCCTAGGAGACATTATCAGCCGTTCATCTCCCGTTCAAGTCGGAGCATTAACAACGTGGCTAAGCGTCGCAGCGGGAAGCGCCCACACCGCAGCGATCAAAACCGACGGCACGTTGTGGACCTTTGGGGGCAACGCCTCCGGCCAACTCGGCCTAGGAGACGTTACCAACCGTTCATCTCCTTTGCAAGTCGGAGCGTTAACAACGTGGCTAAGCGTTGCGGCGGGAGCCTACCACACCGCAGCGATCAAAACCGACGGCACGCTCTGGACCTTTGGCGCCAACGGCTTCGGCCAACTCGGCCTAGGAAACACTACCTACCGTTCATCTCCCGTCCAAGTCGGAGCGTTGACAACGTGGGCGAGCGTCGCAGCGGGATTCGCCCACACCGCAGCGATCAAAACTGACGGCACGCTCTGGACCTTTGGCGCCAACAGCCGCGGCCAACTCGGCCTAGGAGACATTACCAGCCGTTCATCTCCCGTCCAAGTCGGAGCGTTAACGACGTGGCTAAGCGTCGCAGCGGGAAGCGCCCACACCGCAGCCATCACCGAGGAATAATTTGCCAACCCAATCGCTTCACTTCCTTTCCGGCCTGCCGCGTTCTGGCTCGACCGTCCTCGCAGCCATCCTAAACCAAAACCCGCAGACGCACGTCTCGACGACCTCGGGACTGGTACACGCGCTGGACGGGCTGGCTAATACATGGCAGAACGCGCCGCTGCTAAACGACAGCGACCCAAAGCGCAAAAAGCTTGAGCACGCGATGCGCGTAGTTGCGACATCGTTTCACGCGCAGGAAACCATCAAGCCAGTTGTCATCGACAAGAGCCGTGGATGGCCCGTTCCGGTGATTATCCGCTCAATGGCTCAGGTGCTCGGTTGTCAGCCTAAAATCATCGCAACAGTCCGCAGCGTGCCTGACTGCGCTGCCTCGTTCGTGCGCGTAGCCAAGCCAGACAACCTTATCGCGTTCGTCGAAAAGGGCGAACTGTTCACGCACTTGAAAGCCGCGTACCAAACGCTTGAGGCCGGATACCGTGCGTTTCCCGAGTGCTTTTTGTTCGTGGAGTATGAGGACTTGCTGGCGAACCCAAAGCGCGAGTTAGACCGCATCCACGCCTTTCTTGACCTACCGCCGTTTGACTACGATCTAGACCACATCGACGGATCGAGCGTAAAGGAAAACGACGAGTTTATCCACGGCTATGCTGGTATGCACGACATCAATCCGAAGCTGGCGCGGCAGCACAACCAGTCGGCCAAGGACGTTCTCGGCTACCACTACTCGCAGTTTTGCCATCCTGAGTTTTGGCGCGACAATCCGACCACGCTGCCGCAGATTGACGACCTCGACCTCCAACTGTCCGCTTCGGTTACGGGCAACTTTGCCGAAGGACAGCGCATCGCTGACAAGCTCGCCGTCGAACGACCCGACGACTCTCGCGCCGCGTACAATCGCGGGTGGTACGAGCTGATGAAGGGCAACATTCAACTCGGATACCGTCTCCAGCAAATGGGCCGACGTGCCAAGATTATTGGTGACGCGCCGCCAAACACGCCGCAGCCGCTTTGGAACGGTCAAGTCGGCACGGTGCTTCTGCGCCTAGAAGGCGGTCTAGGCGATCAGATTCATCAAGCGCGGTACACGGCCAATCTGGTCGAACGCGGCTGCAAGGTGGTGCTATCGTCCAGCGGCAGTCTGTGCGCGTTGCTCAAGGACATTGCTGGCGTGTCTGCCGTCGTCCAGCACGGCGCAGAGTTTGGCGTGTATCACGACTACTGGCTTCCGGCTATGTCTGCGCCGGTTCCGCTCGCGCTAGAGTTAAGCGATATTGTCGGCACACCTTACGTTCCGCGACCCAAGGTTTCCCACAAAGGATTAACGGTTGGCCTGCGCTGGTCTGGTAACAAGCAGTTCGAGAGGGAGCATCACAAGCTGTTCCCGCCTGCGCCGTTCTTCGACGCGGTGAAGCGCGACGGCGTGCGGTTCATCTCGCTGCAACGCGACGCCGATCTCGACGCCAAGCCTGACTGGGTCGAGACTGTCCCGCTTGATAGCTGGACGGACACCCAGCGCGCCGTTGCGTCCTGCGATGTCGTCATCAGCTCTTGCACGTCGGTCTCGCATTTGTCTGCCGCAATGGGGGTCAAGACCTGGGTCGTCATCCCAGTCATGGCCTATTACCTCTACGCTTTGCCGGGACCGAAAACGCCTTACTACGACTCGATGAGGCTGTTCCGTCAGAGCGTCTTTGGTCAATGGGGCCATCCTATGGAGGAACTGCGCAAAGCCGTCGTTGAATTATGAAATACGCACACACCGAAAACGGACAAGTCATTGACGGTCCACGCTCAGTGCCTAACGGCTGGCGGAACGTGTCTGGACTGTGTTACATGGACGACAAAGGATTGCGCGCGCTAGGCTGGTTGCCTTATGAGACCATCGACAACGGTGGCGAAGTGCTCGACAAGACCATCGTCCAAGTGCTGGCCGACAAGGTAGTAGAAACTCGCGTCTACCGCTACAAGACAGACGCCGAGATCGCTAAGGAGACCAAGGACAAGATCGAGCACGTTAGGCATGACCGCAACAGTCGGCTGACGCAATGCGACTGGACGCAGGTCGACGACACTCCGCTCGACAACGTGGCCAAAGCGAAGTGGGCGGCTTATCGTCAAGCGCTGCGCGACGTACCGGATCAGGCCGGATTCCCGTTCGATGTTAATTGGCCGAGCGTTCCCGTTTAACGCCAGCGCCTTTTTTGATGAGTTGGTTCACGGAACTGCTTTTTAACGCTGGCAGCGGCGGTCTGTTCGGCATGGTCGGCAGCCTCGCGACGACCTGGATGCGACTGCGCGAGAAGAAGCTGGATAATCAGTTCCAGCTGGACCTGATGGACAAGCAGTTTGCCAGCGCCGAGGCAGTCGCTGCGTGGCAGGCATTCAGCGCATCGCAGACCGCCAGCGCCGCGGATATGACCGAAAAGGTCGCTCCGTGGGCGGCTAACGTGCGCGCGGTCACCCGTCCGGCTCTTACCGCCTTTCTGGTCGTTGGTGCGTTCTTCGCTGTTCTGCTCATCAACGACGAGGCCGTGAAGGCCAATGCGCTACAGTCTTTTCAGATGCTCGCCGGCACCTCGGTCGCGTGGTGGTTCGGTTCGCGCATGACGACTCAACTTCACCAGCCAAAGAAATGAACGATCACGCCGGAGCTAAACTGTTCTTCGCCAACGCCGGCGCATGGATCGGAACTATCATCAGCCTGCAAAACATACAGGTGGTCATCGCCATTTTGTCTGGTGTCGCCTCCATCGGCGTCTCTGTTCTGTCGATGATCTGGCTACACAAGAAGGTCAACGGCTTGGATAAGAAGGACAACGACGGTCTGTGATTTTACGCTTGCGGCAATTGTGATGACCGAAGCGTGCCCTTCCTACTTTGCCCGTGGCTTTGTCGGGCAGATCGACGAATCGACCGGAGTCATTCACGACGTTGCCGTCATCACCGAAGGCCGAGCACTAGGCCACGGTGTAAATATCGACGCCACGACGATTGAGCAGGTCAAGGCGCAGGCCGAAACCTACTCTGGCGGCCTCAAGGTCAAGATGGACCACGGCGGCGGTGCTGCCGACATCGTCGGATACCTGACCGACTTCCGCATCGCCGGCAACAAGCTGATCGCGAACTTCCACGTCCTGCAAAACACGCCGCACCGCGCGTACATTTTCGAGATTGCCGAGAAGATTCCGGACACGTTCGGAATGTCCATCGCCTTTAGCGGTCCGACCGAACTTGCGAACGACAAGAAAACGGTCCTGCAACGCTGCTCGGAAATCTACTCCTGCGATCTGGTCAGCGAACCCGCGGCAAATGCCGACGGGCTGTTTTCGATGAAACCCGAAGAACTTTCCCCTATGAACGACGAAGACAAGAAAGCCATCGCCGGCATGATTGAGTCGGCCATGATGGGCCTGGGTGAGCGTCTCTCCAAGCTGGAGTCGATGCTGCCGAAGCCCGAGGACAAGGAGGTCGCTATGGCCTCCCGTAACGACGAGATCAAGCTGGCCGCCGAGGCTGCTGGTCTCGCCGCCGTCAAGGAGTTCGCCAAGTCCTTTGGCGCTCCGGTAACCAAGGCCATCGCCTCCGAGGCTCCCGCTGCTCCTGCTCCTGCCGCTGCGCAGAAGTTCGAAGAGCTGGTTGCTGCCAAGGCGACGGAACTCAAGAGCAAGAGCGCAGCCATCGCGTTCTGCGTGCAGAATCATAAGAACGAGTACGCTGCCTACCGCACCCGCGTGCAGGGTGGCGAAATCGTGAAACTCTAATTAACTCACCATGAGCACCCAATACTTCGGCACGGGATCTTTCCTTGCCAATGCTACGATCACCGCCTTCCGCGCGGTGGTTATCTCCACCAACGGTTCTGTCGGTCTCGCTGCTTCTACCGGCAGCGTGGACGGCATCGCGCAGATCGATGCTGCTTCCGGCGACTACGTCACCGTGAAGTTCCTGAACAACGGCGGCACCCAGAAGGGCACGCTGGTCACTGGTCCTGTGACTGTTGGCGACACGCTGTATCTCGGCGCGTCCGGCCAAGTCAGCCCCACCGGCACCGTCACCGTCGGCAAGTCGCTCACGACCGCTGGCACCGATGGCTCGATCATCGAGTTCATCGCCAAGAACATCTAATAGCACCTACCATGTATACGAACGCTGCTGCAATTTTCCGTGGCGATCTCGCCGGTGTTGTTGAACAGGCCAAGGACTTTGAGTCCAACCTGATCGGCACCCGCGTGATGCCCATTCTCAATGTTCCCGTCCGCGCCGGCCAGTATCCTTCCTTCAAGTTGAAGGAGGGCCAGCTGCTCAAGAGCGACGTGAAGAACCGTTCGCCGTATGCGACCTACGCTCGCGGCACGCGCGCCTTCACGCAGG